AACACAAATCCGATGATGACGACACCGAATAAAAACTTTTGTGTTTTTATCATATCGCATGGACGACCGGACAAGATTGTTACGCTGGGCACGTTGCGTCGTTGCGGTTACAGCGGCCCGCTTTTCATAGTTTGCGACAACGAGGATAAAACGCTCGATCAGTATCAAAAAAATCATGGCGTGGAAATGGTTCTTGTTTTCGACAAGTTGCATTACGCTTCACTGGTAGATTCATGCGACAATTTCCAGAATCGAAGAACGACGACTCACGCTCGCAACGCATGCTTTGATTTAGCCAAGGCGCGTGGTTTCGACTATTTCTTGGTACTCGATGACGACTACACTGGATTGCGAAACATTTATTTTTCAAACGGTACTTATGAGCGCCGACATATCGCTAACATAAAGCCAATCTTTTCGTTAATGATTGATTTTTTAGAGTCAGACAATCGCATTGACTCAATATGTTTTATTCAAGGTGGCGATTGTATTGGTGGGTGTCAAGATATGGAAAAAAGAGGTTATCCATTTAGAAGGCGGAAAGCAATGAACTCTTTTTTCTGTAAAACATCGCGGCGATTTTGGTTCTTCAGTCGATTAAACGAAGATGTGAATACCTATCTCGACGCTGGCAAGCGCGGGCGCATATTTTTGTCATTGCCTCAAGTGCAGTTAGATCAAGCATTGACTCAAGCAACGAGCGGCGGAATGTCAGATGCGTATCTTGCAAGTGGAACCTACGTTAAAAGTTTTTATACGACGATGATTTGTCCTTCGTTCGCGAAGGTGACTACACCAACATCAAATGCGGCGCGTAGAATCCGCAGAATCCATCATAAAATAAGTTGGAACAACGCCGTTCCAAAGATAATCGACGAACAGTTCCGAAAGTAATTTTACGGCATGAATCCATCCGAGCCGAAAGATGTTTCAGAGATTCGCGCGCGACTTGCCAAAAAGAACGTCGAAAACATTGCCGTTAAACTGAAAGCCGGTAAAACGCTTTCATCGTCTGAGCGTAAGGCTTTGGTCGATTTGGGTGAAGTAGAATCTGGCGGATGGGTCAAAGACTTGAGCTCACTCGCCAAGGAACTCGGTCTGACGCGCCAAGCCGTGTACGACGCACGCGCTCGCTTTCCAGATGCGCCAAAGAAGCACGAGGACGGCAAGCGCGAGAACCTAGTTGCGTGGCAGCAATTCTGCGGCGACAATCTGATCGGTAAGGACACGGCGACGAAGAACCTTGCGGAGCTAAAGGCGCAACTCATGCAGCGCGAGATCACTCTGCGCGACATGAAGATTGCGCGCGAAGCGGGCGAGACGATTGCAAAGGAGATCGTGGACGATATGTTTGCCACGCTCGCTCAGAAACTCGACTTGCTCCTGCGCCTCAAACTAGAGGTCGAGCTGGGCCAGCGCATCATCGGCAAGAACGCAGCCGAGGCAAACGTCGAGGGCGCGCTAATCCTCGATGAAATCCGCGAGGTGATCAACGCGAACATCGCGCTTTATCAAAACGACATGGTGGCGCGGTCGGCAAACTCGGAGGTCAGCCAATGAGCTGGTCGGTTTTTGTAACGCTAAAACAATCAGAAATTGATTATGCGTTTGAAATTGGAAAACAACGCCAAGATAGCGCAGACAGAAAGAAAAGCGTGTCGGCTTTTCCTGAGCAATTTGCAGGACAATTTTTGCAAAGTCATCAGTTCGCTGCTTGCGCTGAATTGGCCGTTGCCAATTTTCTAGGATTAGAAATTGAATTGCACGTTGATGTCTACGATGTGCCAGACATAGACGGAACAAGAATTGACGTAAGGTGGAGTCGGAGTAAAAATCATTGTAAGGTAAAACCAAGAGACATTCTGAAAGATCGAGTCATTGCCGGAACATTCGGCCCTCCGAATAAAATGGAGATTCTCGGATGGATTCTTGCGACTGATGCACCTAGTCGTTGTCGAAGAAGCAACCCTAACGATGGAAAGCCGCCATGTTTATTTATCGAAGAACTTGCATGGGAAAACCCGCATGATTTAACCGAGGAGATTTATCTACTCAAAAAATGACCGACACACCAAAGTTTCGCCTCGGCGACATGGTCTGGCACCGCACTTGCGGCGACGATGCGGGCGTCATCATTGCCATGATTTACCGCCCCAACTGCTTGCTCTACCAAGTGTCATGGGCTGGGCGTTGCGTCGATGACCATTTCGAGATCGAGCTGACATCCGACCGACCTTTCTTTTCATCGAGTGGCGGAGCAACCAAAGACGAAGCATGACCGAAACCGAACGACGCCTTGCCGCCTTCAAGCTGCCCAAGCGTGACCGCTCGCCGATTTACGAGTGGGCACGCAAGCACATCGTGTTGCCCGAGAGCTACGCGACGTCAGGCCCATTTAACGTGCGCCTCTCGCCGTGGCTGATTCCGATCTTCGACGCGCTCCAAAACCCGCTCGTGCGCCGCGTGCATTTCCGCAAGGCGGTGCAGATCGGCGGCACGCTCGTCGCCGACGTGTGGGTGCCTTGGCTAATCTGTAACGACGCTGGCCCTATCTCGTGGACGATGCAGACCGACGAGATGATTGACCGCCACGCCAAGTCTCGGCTCAACCCAATCTTTGAAAGTTGCAAGCCGGTCGCCAAGATGCTGCCGCGCGCTGGCCCGATGAAGACGACGACCGAGATTTATTTCGGCGGTTTCTTTTTCATCCTCAACCCCGCGAATCTTTCATCGCAGCAAAGCCAGTCCATCCGCTACAAGATCAACGACGAAATCTGGCTCCCAAAGTGGCAAGATGTTTATGGTCATGCAGTTGCGCGCGTGTCTCGTTTCGAGGAAGTCGGTCGGTCAAAAATCTACAACACGTCACAAGCTCCGATAATGGACTTGGAAACCGGCAACGTCGAGGACACGTCTTTTCGTCAAGGCAATCAACAAGAGTGGAGCGCAGAATGTCCTTCGTGCACCAAGGTTCATCCAGTCGCGTTCACGCTCGAAAAGAACGAGGAGACAGGTCTGCGCGGTGGCGTCGTTTGGGACGCAGCGGCAAAGCGCGACGACGAGACGTGGGACGTGACGCGCGCCGTCGAGTCTTGCCGTTTCCGCTGTCCGCATTGCGGGCACGAGTCCACAGATTCAGACGCGACGCGCAATGCTTGGAAGCGCACCGGACGCTTCGTGGCAATGCGACCCGACGCGCCGATCGAGTTTCAGTCCTTCCGCGTCGAGGCTCTAGTGTCGCGGCCAATGCGTTTACTCGTCGAGGAGTTTTGCGCCGCCGATAATCATCACGTCAGGCAAGGCGACGACAAGATGAAGATCGAGTTCAAGACCAAGCGCGAGGCGCGTCCGTGGATTGTCGAGAAAAAGGTCGTCAATCTATTCGTGCAGGCGTCCGACTACACCGTTTCGCAATTCTCGAATGGCGAACAGATCGAGGGCGAGGTGATTCGTTTCATGGCAATCGACCGTCAGCAAGACCATTGGTGGCTAGAGATTGGCGCGTTCAGCTCGGCGACCGGCCCGACGTACAAGCAACTTTATTTTGGGCGCATTGAGACGCGCGATCAGCTTCGTCAAATGCAGTATCGCTATAAGGTGCAGGATTCGTGCGTGGCGCAGGACAGAGGCTATCGGCCCGCCGACGTTGATCGTGACTGCGCCGATTTCGGCTGGCGAGGCATGAGAGGACACGCGCGTAAGACGTGGACGATGCGCGACGAGAACACGAACGCGCTGATTAACTTTCCATTCAGCGAACCGCGCGTGAGCGACTACCGAGGCGGCGACGTGTTTTACTACGATTGGTCGGGCGATTACTTCAAAGACATCTTGGCGAACGCGCTCGAAAACAAAGGCGACCTAAAATGGCTCATGCCAGCAGACGTCAATCCGCTCTACCTTGAACACCTCAAAGGCGAGTCAAAGGTCGAGATCCGGACGGGTGTCTGGGAATGGCGTGAGGTAAAAAGCAACGCGCCCAATCACGGACTCGACACCTCGGCCATGATGCTTTGCATGGCGACGATTGCGAATGTGGTTCGCTACACGCCGCCGAAAGAGTAAGACCTTTTGACGTTCCGCGCATTAGCAAATGCTCGACAACCCATTTCTCGGACTCGATGGCGCGACGCTGGCGACGCTCAAAACAAAGACACTCGATGCCATCCAAGCCGTGCTGTTAAATCAAAGCTACTCGCTCAACGGCAAAAGCGTCTCGCGCGCGGATTTGGCGCAGCTCAATAATATGCTGGGCAACATTCAGGACGCGATCAATGACGTAAACGGAACCTCAACGGATACGGTTTTTATTTCTTTCAACGGTAACTAAACACAAACATGGAACACGAGAACTTCGACGCGTCTAAACTAGTCAAAAATCAGCCGTGGATTGACCGCGCGCTAGAGAACATTGCGCCGACTTGGGCGTTGAAGCGTCTGGAAGCTCGCGTGCAGAAATCGCTTTTCGAATATAACGCCGCGCGCACCAATCGTCTTTACGCTCCTAAGCAGTACGGCCAGCCCGCCGAGAGCACGCAGAATCAGCGCGACCGCGTCGTCATGATGTGGGAGGCGCGCGACCTCATCGAGAACAGCCCAGAAGCGCGCGAGGTCTCGCGCAAGTTTGGTCTGTATCTTACGCCGCACGAATACTCGCCGACGACCGGCGACCGTGACTACAATCAGACGGTCAGCGATTACTTTCACGAGTGGTGCAAGAACTGCGACGTTACCAATCGGCACACGTTCAAGAAACTCGTGCAGCTCGCCGCCGAGGAGCGTCCGGTGGATGGTGATTGCGGTTTTGTGATTCGTCGCGCGGGCGAAGGATTGAAACTGCAACTCGTGCCGGCAACGCGCATCGGCAATCCAAACAGCGCAGCGGTCGAGTCGAACAACTATTACCAAGGCATTATCACCGATGACTTCGGCCAGCCTATCGCATACCGCATTTACCGCGTAGATCGTAACGGAGTTTACTTTGGCGCCGAGGACATTCCAGCGAATCAGTTCTGCCACTACTTCGACCCATTCCGCGTCGATCAGTACCGAGGCATCACCGATTTCCACTCGGCGATTCAGACCGTGCGGATGCTGCACGACATTCTTCAAGCCGAGAAAGCGGGCGTGCGTTTCTCGTCGCAACAGGCCGCGCTGATCTTCAACGACCGAGGCGTTGCCAATCCGCGCAACCTTTTCCAGCCAAACCCAGCCATGTCGCTGCCGAGCGGACAGACGCAAAAGAACGAGCTGACCGAGGTGGGCATGATTCGCTATTTCCAAAACAGCGACCGCGTGGAAGTAATGCCATCGCGTCCATCGCAAGCGTTCACCGGCTTCGTGCAGCATCTCATGCACGAGATTGCGCTAGGCGTCGGCGTGCCCGAGGGCGTGCTTTTCGGAACGCAGGACTACAAAGGCCCAAGCGTGCGCGCCGAGTTTGCCGCCGCCGACCGTGTTTTCACGCGCCAGCAAGGCGTGCTCACCGACAAGGTTCTCGACCCGATCAAAGACGCCGTCATCCTCGACGGCATTGCGCGCGGAGAGATTCCGCCTCCGACGCTCCTCGCGGGAGAAACGATGGTGCAAGCTCTGCGCCGCGCGACGAAGGGCGAATGGCGTTTCCCTGCGAAGCTCTCGATCGACGTTGGCCGCGAGTCCGCCGCGAACATGAACGAGAACCGACAAGGCGCGAAGTCGCTCCAAGAAATCGCAGCCGAAGAAGGCACCGACGCTTTCTCGCGTTTGGAGCAAATCGCAATCGAAGCCGGTTTCATTAAAGAACTCTCAACGAAATACGGCGTGCCAGAAACCGCAATCCGCATGGTCACGCAACAACTTCCTGCCAACGCTTCGATGGCCGCTTCGCTCGGTACGAACGTCACGCAAGATGCGGTTGATGCAACGATTGCCGCAACGGCAAAGCCTGACGCGGCTGCGCCAGCCGAGCCTACGCAAAAAATCGAGAACGACTCCAAGCTTGTCACGATTGATTTCGAGACCAACACTTACATTCCGACGGTCGCCATCGCCGACAACGCCAAGCGCGCTCTTGAAGTACGCGACAAGAAACCAGCCTCGCAACGCGGCATGACGAGCGTGGGCATTGCTCGCGCGCGTGATCTGATGAATCGCCGCCCGCTTTCCGAGGAAACCGTGCGCCGCATGAAGGCGTACTTTGACCGCCACGAGTCCGACAAGAACGGCGAGACTTGGGACGAGCAAGGCAAGGGCTGGCAGGCGTGGATGGGCTGGGGTGGCGATGAGGGTTACTCGTGGGCAAACCAGATCGTCGAGCGTCTGAACAAGAACACCGACAAGAAAGCCGACTTCGAGGCGCGTGTCGAGATGGAGCACGCTATGTCCACGCGCCAAGGCGGAGCCGAGGAGTGGCTGGATGCGGTTCACAACTACCGCGCCAAGCTGTTCGGCAAAGTCGCCGAGGCGCAGAAGCCAATCGTGACCGAGAGCATCGTCGCGCTTGCGAGCAAGGAGCCAGTCAAAGCGTTCGTCATTCCTACGCCTGACGCCGGCGAGAAGTCCGACGCGTTCATCGGTCGCTGCATGGCCGACCCGACCATGCTTGCCGAGTATCCTGACGAAGCGCAACGCGCCGCAGTTTGCAACGCGCAGATCAAATCTTAAAAAGCACAAACATGATTCACACGCTCACCGAAGTTGATCGCCTTATTGAACTAGCCATCATTCAACGCGCCGAGCTGAAAAAGCTCGTTGATTCGTTGCCAGAATTGCGGACGCATCTCTCGATTGAAATTGAGAAGAACGTCGAGCAAATCGAGCCGCACTTGCGCGCCGAGCTGGAAGTGTTCTTGTCCGCGCGCGCGAAAGACGAAAACGCAAAACTCGGCGAGCTACTGCAATCCAAAATTGAAACGCTCTGCGATGACCTTGAAACCACTACCGCCGCGAAGTATTCCGCGATTACGCTCTACAAAGAGAAGGTCATCGACCTCGAAAAAATCGCGGAAAAGAAAATCACCGAAGCTGGCGAACGCATCGGCGTCGAAGTTCCTGCCCAAGTTGAAAAGCTGGTTGAAGAAAAGTTCGCGCGCTTTCCTCGCGCTGGCGAAATTGATCAACTGCGAAAAGAGTTTGCCGAGCCGAAAGGACTGAATCCGCGCGGCAAATGGGAATCGGGCGTTACTTATTACAAGCTCGATCTCGTCGCCTACAACGGCGACAGCTACGTTGCCAACGAGGAGACGACGCAAAAACCTTCGCGCACCTCGACCAAGTGGACGCTCAACTCTGCGCGCGGTGCGGCTGGTAGTGGAAACAGCACGACGCTTGCCGAGCTGACCGGCTCACCTGCCAACGGTCAAATCCTGATCGGCAGCAATGGCGCGTTCGTAAACGCCGACATTACGGCGGGCGACGGCATCGCAATTTCAACGGCGGCTGGCTTCATCGAAATCTCCGCCGACGGCGGCACGAATTACCAAGGCACTTGGGACGCGGCGACGAACAGCCCAACGCTCACGTCGAGCGTCGGAACAAAGGGTTATTACTACGTCGTGAACGTGGACGGCTCGACGAACCTGAACGGCATCACCGATTGGAAGGTTGGCGACTGGGCAATCTACAACGGTTCAGTCTGGCAGAAGGTGGACAACAGCGAATCCGTCACGAGCGTTTTCGGTCGCGTTGGCTCGATCACCGCAGTCGCTGGCGATTACTCGGCCACGCAGATCACGAACACCGCCGCCGGTAGCATCACCGCGACGAACGTACAGGACGCGATTAACGAACTCGACGGCGATAAGTTGGCGAAGGCGTCGAACCTGAGCGACGTTGCCAGCGTCACGACCTCGCGCACCAATCTCGGCGTCACGGCCACCGGCGCAGATACGACTTACGCTTACCGCGCGAACAATCTCAACGATCTCGCAAGTGTCACGTCGGCGCGCACGAATCTCGGTCTTGGCTCCGCTGCAGTGGAGAGCACGACCTTTTTCCTGCAATCAGCGAACTCGTTGAGCGACGTTGCATCCGTTGCGCTTGCTCGCACAAATCTCGGCTTGGGCAGTATCGCCACGCAATCGGCGGGCAACGTCACGATCACTGGCGGCACGATCACCGGAATCACGGACTTGGCTATTGCCGATGGTGGCACCGGCGCATCCAACGCGACGGACGCGCGAACCAATCTCGGACTCGGCTCTGCAGCAGTTCAAAGCGCGACCTACTTTCTCCAAGTCGCAAACAATCTCAGCGACGTCGCCTCGGTCGCTCTAGCGCGCACCAATCTCGGTCTTGGCAATTCCGCCACGCGCGACGTTGGCACCACCGCGGGCACCGTTGCCGCGGGCGATGACGCACGCTTTACCGACTCGCGCACGCCCACCGGCCCAGCTGGCGGCGATCTCACCGGCACCTATCCAAACCCAAGCCTGACCATTTCCGGCGTCACGGCTGGCGGCTACGGCAGCGCATCAAGCGCGGTCGTCATCACGCTCGACTCGAAAGGTCGCGCGACGGCGGCGTCGGCGATAAACATTCAGATTGCCGAGTCGCAAGTCACGAACCTCGTGACCGATCTGGCGTCTAAGATTCCGAGCACCGAGAAAGGCGCGAACTCTGGCGTCGCTACGCTCGACTCTGGCGGAAAGATTCCACTCACGCAGTTGCCCGATTCCATCCTCGGCCAAGTGACGTACATGGGAACGTGGAACGCTTCAACGAACTCTCCGACGTTGGCGAATCCGCCCGCGACGACGACGCTCGGAGATTACTACATCGTCACGACTGGCGGCACGTTTGCTTCGATCACGTTCAACGTCGGCGACTGGATTATCAGCAACGGCGCAGATGGCTGGGCGAAGGTGGACAACACGGATGCCGTCGCCTCGGTCTTTGGTCGCACCGGAACCGTGACCGCTACCAACGGCGACTACACCGCGAGCAACATCACGAACGTGCCAGCTGGCGGCATCGTCGCCACGGAAGTTCAAGCCGCGATCAATGAGCTGGACGGCGACAAACTCGCCAAGGCGTCGAATCTCTCTGACCTCGTTTCGTTCTCCACGGCGCGCACGAATCTCGGACTTGGCTCCGCAGCTACGCAAGCCGACACCTACTTCCTTCAAGTCGCCAACAATCTCTCCGACTTGGCGAGCGTCACCACGGCCCGCAGCAATCTCGGACTCGGCACGATGGCAGTTCAGAACGCGGCGAGCGTTTCCATCACCGGCGGCAGCATCACCGGCATCACCGATCTCGCGGTTGCGGACGGCGGAACGGGCGTATCAACGACGCCCGCTAACGGTCAGCTCCTCATCGGTAACGGCACCGGATACACGGTGGCGAATCTTACGGCTGGCACCGGCGTCACGATCACGAACAGCTCAGGCGGCATCTCGATTGCCACGACTGGCGCGCAATCGGCGGAGACGCTGACGGCCACGGTTACCAACGCCGAATCTACGACGATCACCAAAGGCCAAGTCGTTTATGCTTTCGGCGCGACTGGCAACCGCATGAGCGTAAAACTCGCGTATAATACGGGAGACGCGACCTCGGCGAAAACAGTCGGCATCGTAAGCGACGCAAGCATCGCGGCCAACGGCACCGGAACGATCACGCTCGTCGGCGTAGTCGATGGACTGACGCTCGGAAGCTACACGGAAGGCGACCAACTCTATCTCGGTGCAACGGCTGGGTCGCTAACGAACGTCAAGCCTTACGCTCCTAACCATCTTGTGTATGTCGGCATCGTCGAGCGCGCGAATAACGGCAACGGCGAACTCTATGTGCGCGTTCAAAACGGCTATGAGCTAAACGAACTGCATGACGTGCAGATCACCACGCCTCCATCGGCGGGCGCGTTGCTCGTTTACGACGCGACGAACTCGTTGTGGAAAGCTGCGCGGCTTACTGCTGGTACGAACATCGCCATCACCAACGCTGACGCATCGGTGACGGTGGGCATTACGGGAGCCATCGCTGGCACCTACGGCGGCACAGGAGTAAACAACGGCGCGAACACGATCACGATTGCTGGCAACGTGACGCACGCGGGCGCGTTCACGCAGTCGTTCACCGCTACGGCCAACACGTCGCTGACGCTGCCAACTACGGGCACGCTGGCGACCTTGGCTGGCTCGGAAGCATTGAGCAACAAGACTATCACGTCGTCGTCGTTTAGCGGGTCGGTAACAGCAACGACGTTGAGCACGTCGGCAGACGCGGGAATTGGCACAGCTTCACCAACTCAAAGGCTGCAAGTATCAAACAGTACTGGTTCAACTTATACGCTCATCACAAACACTGGAACAGGCCCAAGCAATTTGTTTTTGGGAGCGGCTAACGCCACAACGCAAATTATCTCTCGTGATGCCACGACAGGCGCAGTTCCGGTTTCAGTTATTATTGGCACTACGGAGCGGGCAAATTTCTCCTCCACTGGACTCGCTGTTACAGGAACGGTTAGCGCGACTGGCACGATTACTAGCAATCCTGCTTCTGGAGAAAACGTAAACTTTCAAAATGGCGCAGGCGTATCATTGGGCAAAGTATTTAACGATGCTGGATTTTTCAATTTCCAAGGTTCTGCCAATGTTTCTGGAACGCGAATTGAGCATCCGACGCAGGTTCAAAACAGAATCAACGGGGCGACGATAACCACCACAAACTCCACCGGACTCGCTGTTACAGGCGCGTTGTCGAGCACCACAGGAGCCAACTTTGCGACGAGCAGTGGCAACGTCGGCATTGGGACTGCGAGCCCTAGCGCAAAATTAGAAATAAGTGGCGCTTCAGCAGCGGCCCAAGCAATCGGAACACGGATTACAAATACCACTGCCACAGGGCTTACTTCGATTGAGCTTAGTGATGGGTCGGCAAACATGGGTCAAATTTGGGCGGGCAACAGCAGTTACGCTTCCTTTGGTGGTGCAGGTTCTCTTAATTATTCAGCCAACAGCGGCCCGCACGTTTGGTATACAAACTATGTTGAACGCGCCCGCATCGACAGCAGCGGCAATCTAGGCATTGGGACGACGCCGAGTGCGTGGCAAAATGGCGGAAACCTTCAATTATCTGGCGCAAATGTTTTTGGTAATATTGGCAGCACTTATGGTGCTAACGCCTATTACAACGCTGGCTGGAAATACATTACGACTGGCTATGGTGCAAGTTACCAGAATCTATTCAACGGACAGCATCAATTTTTCACTTCAACAGGAACAGGCACCGCTGGCAACGCCATCACGTTCACACAGGCGATGACGCTAGATGAGAACGGGAATTTGGGTATTGGCGCAGCGCCAAACGCTGGTTTTGCATTAGACATCACTCGTAGCGGTGTAGATGTAAAGCAGCGCATGGCCAACTCATCTTCGGGCAATGTGCAGATTACCATGACCACCAGTGGCCAACAAGATTGGTCTTTTGGTGTTGACCGATCTGATTCAGGAAAATTCAAAATAGCCGCAAGTAGTGTGATTGCTAGTAGCACGGCGATTACTTTAACAGCAAGCGGCGCTGTAAGGTTTAATACCTACGGTGCTGGTGCGCTCACTACGGATGCTTCTGGAAACATTACTGCGGCATCGGATGAACGCATAAAGAAAAACATTCGCCCATTTTCTCGCGGGCTTACCGAGATTCTTGCCATCAATCCGATCCTTCACGGTTACACCGAGGAAAGCGGATTAGACCAAACCCGCGATGACTATGCTGGTTTTTCAGCGCAGCAAGTTCAGCAAATAATTCCTGAGGCAATCGGTGAAAATGCTGATGGGATGTTGTCATTCTCTGACCGTCCAGTGATGGCCGCATTGGTTAATGCCATGAAAGAGCTGAACGCAAATCTAGTTGCCCAAGTCGCGGCATTGTCTCAGCGTCTCGCGGCCCTCGAAAAATCCAACTAAAACACATGAACACAGAACAACCCAAACCCACCATCGAAATTAACGACATCGCTGCCGTCGTTCAGCTCATCGACGTTTGCTCCACTCGTGGCGCATTTCGCGGTGAAGAACTTTTAATAGTCGGTGCCATGCGAAACAAGTTTTCTGAGATTGTAAAATCCCAGCAAGAGCCAGCTCCCGAGGCTCCGAAAGCTGAATAAAATGGCTGGAATAAAAGACGTAAACTGGCGCAGCTTCGTTGGCCCACAGGACAACGGCAGGAGCATTGTTCCTGAGCCGCTAGGTTCTATTTTTTATAATCCTAACTCTTGGTTTCCGCCAAGCAATCCGCAGGATTATGACGACTTGTTCAAGTGCTCCAACGTGAGCGACCTTTCGGCTACTGGACTAACGATTCCATCCAGCCGTGAGGACTCGATTGATTGCGTGCGCGGCAGCAATTACCTGATTCAGTCCTGCACGATTCAAGGCTCGGTTACTATCAAAGGAGCCATTGACGGATTTGAACTCAATAACTGCGTCATCAGCGGCACGGTCGAGTTGGGACAGTACGACAATTACTGGGTCAAGGGCCGCGCTCCGACGCGCAATGTCCGACTCGTCAACTGTTGCTCGCCCGATGGTTCACCGATCCGCATAAAAATCTGGGACGCTGAGCTGTCGCTCATCGCAGGAACGAGCGTTCAGGTCACGCGCATACCAAAATTCATTTGGCTCCCTTACTTTTTGTTCCGCCGTTTGACGAATCCGAAATCAGTATAAGCCATGCTCGATCTTATCACAAATGCTCTCGGTGGCGGTGCGCTCGGTGTCTTACTCCGCATCGGCAACGGTTTTTTCGAGAACTACAAGGCCGGACAAGATCACAAGCGTAAGCTAGAGGAGGCAAAGGCGATGGCCGAGATTGCCAGCGATAAGGCTAAATGGGATGCGTTCACGGCCAGCCAACAAGCGGCCACGCCGCCAGCCAACACATCGGACTGGGCGGCCAATTTGATAACGCTGTTTCGCCCGTTCATTACACTACTCCTTTTGATTCTGGTAACGATTGTTTTCTTTCGCGTCACGGCATCCGAGCAAGCTGAGATGATCGACGAAATTCAGTTCTGTGCGTTTAACTGCGTGGGGTGGTGGTTTGGCGATAGGATGACCCGCAAGAAATGAGCACCGAACCCAAAGACTTTGTTGAAGTTGCTCGGCTTTGGAAAGAAACCGGATGGCTCACGGCTGTCATCGGTGGCGCAGGAATGACTGCGCGTTTGCTGGCGAATCCGATCAAGGGCGACGTTTGGGAATCCGTTCGGCGCATCGTGATGGCCGCAATCGTCAGCTCAATCGCGTGGTTCGTCGTCGAGCAAATCGAGGTTAGCTCATTCGTGAAGGCGATAACCTACGGCGTTGCAGGCGTCATCTCTCCCGAGATTATCGACGGCATCACAAATTTGGCGAAGAAGTATTCCAAGAATCCGAGCAAGCTCTTGAAGAAATGAACCCGAAGCTGATCACCGCTGCGCTGGCTGCAACCGTCGTCTGCTTTTCGGGCGTCGGAGTGATGACGGTGCAAAATGTTTCGGAGAACATTGCGGCGAGCGACCGAGAGTTTTCGCTGACGAGCAATGTGCTGAGTCCGCTTTTCGACATTTACGGATTGGCGATTGTGGACGGTCAGGCAAAGGCGAGCAAAAGACTGATCGACGGAAAAGAGTTTTGCGCTTCGCTAACCAAGTTGGAGAGCGAAGCCGAGCGACTGATCTCCGAGTTTGGTCAGCCTTCGGAACTCGTGGCCCAGCATAAACTCGTCAAAGCCTATTTGAAGAAAGCGCGCGAGGCGTGCGACAAGGGCGAAATCGAAACGCTGAACTCGCCGAGCATGACCGCAGAACTTTATGGCGTCATCGAGCCAATGACCGCGCTTATTAACAAGCTCTTGCTCGACAAGCTCACCGTCTCGCGCACGCACAAAGACGCCGCCGACTCGGCTTTGCTGACCTTTGAACGCTTCGCCAGCGTCGCGGCTGGGCTTGGCATCGTGTTTGCGGTCGCGCCTTGGATTGGCAAGCGGCCGAAGATCGTAAAGAAGCGAGCCAAGCGGTGAGCGATTTTGACGTCCGTCGCACTAGCGATGGAACAAGTCATCACATTCGCAGCCTCGACCGGAGCCATTGACACCGAAGCCGGCGTCATCCGTGGCGTCTCGCTGATCACCAAAGGCCCAGCTCTCGGCCACGGCGTCATGATTGACGACAAGACCTTGAAGCAAGTGAAGACTGCCGCCGAGCAATACGCTGGCGGACTCAAGGTGAAGCTCGATCACTCTGGCGGTGCGGGCGACATTGTTGGCTACATCGACGCGCTGCGTATCGACGGCGAGAAGCTACTGGGCGACCTGCACTTGCTGCAAAACTCTCCGCACCGCGCTTACATTTTAGAGATTGCTCAACGGATTCCTGACACGTTCGGGCTTTCCATCGCGTTCTCTGGCCCGTCGGAAAAGTCATCCGACAAGCTAACCACTTTGCAACGGTGTTCTGAAATCTACTCGGTCGATCTTGTCAGCGAACCCGCTGCCAACCCGAGCGGATTTTTCGCGCGCAAACTGAAACAACTTCAGACCGGCGAAATTGAGCAACCCGAAGCAAAAATCGAAATCGAATTACCCATGAATGATGACATGAAAAAAGCTATCGAAGGCATGATTCAATCTGCCATGATGGGCATGAGCGATAAAATCGCCAAGCTCGAATCCATGCTTCCTCCTATCGAGGACAAGCCTGCCGCTATGAGCGCGCAGAATGAAGTCGTGCAACTCGCTGCGAACACCGCCGCGCTCGCTGCCGTCAAAGAATTTGCCAAGTCGTTCGGTGCGCCTGCCGCTCCCGTCGCCTCGGCTGAGGCTCCCAAGCCTGCCGTGCAATCGCAGAAATTCGAGGAGATCGTCGCCGCCAAAGCCTCCGAGCTGAAAGGCGACAAATCTGCCGCGATCTCGTTTGCTATCAAGAATCACGCTGACCTTTACGCCGCTTATCGTGCGCGCGTGCAAGGCGGCGAAATCGTTAAACTCTAAACCTATAAACCAACATGGCTACTTCATTCAACAACACTGGCACGTTCGTGGCTAATGCGGCTATTACCGCGTTCCGCCTCGTGTCCATTTCTGCAAATCGTGGTGTCGGTCTTGCCGCTACCGCTTCGCTTCCTGACGGCGTTGCCGTCATCGACGCCGCCTCTGGCGATCAAGTCACCGTCGAATTTCTCGGCGGCACCACCATCAAGGCGACCTTGCTCGCTGGCCCCGTGACCGTTGGCGACACGCTTTTCAGCGTCGCTTCCGGCCAAGTCGCCATCACCGGCACGATCACCGTTGGCAAATCGCTGACCACCGCGTCTGACGCTGGTGCGATCATCGAGATGCTGCCTAAGAACATCTAATCTCAACAATCTACTAAACTAACATGTACACCAATTCTGCTGCAATTTTCCGTGGCGATGTCGCTGGCGTTCTCGAACAGGCTAAAGACTGGGAGTCTGGCCTGATCGGTACCGCTGCGATGCCCATCCTAAACGTTCCTGTCCGCGCCGGTCAGTATCCTTCCTTTCTTCTGAAAGAGGGCCAACTGCTCAAGAGCGAAGTCAAGAACCGCGCGCCTTACAGCACCTACGCTCGCGGCACCCGCGCTTTCAATCAGGACACCTACACCGCGCTTGAGTACGGTTATGAAGAAGCCGTTGATGACACGGTGACGCTCGACGTCGCTCGTTTCTTCGATGCCGAAGTCATCGCCGCCAAGCTCGCCAAGCGCAAGCTCCTCCTCGCGCACGAACTCCGCGTCGCTGCTCAGTTGTTCAACACGAGCAACTTCACGGCCACGAACTCGACGACCGCTTGGAGCACGGCCAACATCGCCACGTTCGACGCCGCGCAAGACGTGCAGGACGCTCTCGACCGTATGCTCGCCAAGGGTGAATCCACGAGCAACGCCAAGGTCGTGATTCCATACCCAGTATGGACTCGCCTCCGCGCCTCGACGAAATTCCAAAACCGCCTTCGCGGCACCGGTCTTTCGAGCGACACCATCCTCAACGCTTCGACCCAAGCCGCTGCGGAGGTATTTGGCGTGGCTGAGGTTCTGATTGGTCGCGCGTCATACGATAGCGCCCCCGAAGGCGTTGCGTTCAGCTCCAGCAACGTCTGGGCAAACACCTACGTCTGGGTTGGTAACGTCACCGAAGCCTCTGCCGGCTTCTTCGGTGGTGGCGCCGGTTTCACGCTCAACTGGTCCGAGTACGGCCCAGCCATCGGCGTCAGCACCTACCGCGATGAGTCGATCAAA